CAGCGCGGTCAGCTCGGGATCGGCTGTCGGTCCGAGTAGCGCGGTCAGCGCGGCCTCGGAGTCGACCTCCTGGCCGGGTAGCAGCTTCTGCCAGGCCGTCGCCGTCGGGCCGTCGGGTGCCGGAATCCGCACCCGGCCAGCATTACGCCAGATCGTGCCCTGGCCTTTGACCTTGGCCCACATGGGTCCGTCTCCTCCCGTCGTGGCGGCCGCCGTACGGCCCTCGATCAGCTCGGCCAGCAGGCCGAGGATGTTGTCCGACCGGTCCCGGCGGCCCTCCGAGTCCCGAAAGAACGACAGGTGCGTGTGGAACAGGTGCGAGTCGTCACCCGACGACCGGATGCCCAGCGCGTCGAAGCGGTGCACCACCTTGCCGTCCGGGCTGTAGATGACCTCCCGGACATCGCGGGTGCGCGGGTCACCGGCCTCACAGGCGTGCACCAGGGCCACGCTCAACGCCGGCAGAGTCAGGGCACCGTGGGCGAACTGGCCGATGTCCAGGGCGCTCGCCGCGTTGCTGCCCGGCCGGTCCCGGGCGCTCTCCCGCTTGCTGTAGTCGCTCGCGAGGCGGCCCACCCGGGCCAGGTCATCGTCACCCTCGTGATAGCCGCCGCCAGCGGCGTGCGCCGGGTCGCCGACGATGCCGACCTCATTCGGGTCCAGATCGGCGGCGACGTTGCCCGGGTGCATGTCCAGGGTGGCCAGCAGGTAGCGGCGGGTCGCGAGCAGGTCATCGGGTGCGTACGTCATGGCCGCCTCACGCCGCCTCGTAGGTGCCGGTGACGCTGAAAAGATCGGTGCTGGCCCAGACATGCGGCGCGGTCGCCGCGACCGACGCCGCCGCCCCGCCGGACGGGTAATAGACCAGCTCCAGGGCGCTGGTGGATTGCCAGCGTGCCGCGCCGCGGAAATCCTGCGTGCCCGTATCCTGCAAATAGCAGTCCCCGAACAGGCCGGTGAACGCCCCGTACTGGCTGGCGCCGGTCACCGGCAGGCTGAAGCGGGGCAGCGAACCCATCGTCGAGGTGGTGCCCAAGGTGACCTTGATGTTGAAGGTGACCTTCTTGCCGACCTGGATGTACCGGGCCGACACACCGGCGTTGCCCTGCGTGAAGTTCGTGAACGTCGGCACCCAGTCCGACCAGTCCACCGACAGGGCCACGATCTGCGCGGTGATCTGCGCCAGCTCCGCCCCGGTGACCTTGTGCCCGGCCGGCAGCGACGGCGGTGTCCAGCTCATAGCGCCACCACCCCCGGAACCCACAACGTGATCGGTGTGCCCGCCGGGTGCTCGGCCACCACCCCGTTGACGGACCGAGTCACCGTCACCGTCTGCGGCGAGCTGCCACCAGAGGTGTCCGTCACCGTCACCCGCTCGCCGCCGACGTTGATGTCGTACGGAAAGTCGGCAGGGAAGGCCCCCGACGTCGTCAGCAGCGGATCGGAGCCCGGCGTCGCCACCGACCAGGTGGTGTCGTCCGTGTCGACCGCGACGGCGAGGGTCTGCGTCAGCTCCAGCCGTCCCCGGTTGTCGTCACCCTCCACCTCGAACACCTCCCACGGCGCGTACGGGGAACAGTTCAGGTTCGCCAACCAGACGAACGGGGACAGCGTCTCGGCCCAGCCCTCGACGATCTGCTGCACATCGTTCGGCGGATGCTGCGTGGCCTTGCTGGTGACGTTGACGGCGTCGACGCGGGCGCTGACCTGCGTGCGCAGCCAGTCGGTGGCGATCGCCGGTGCGGCGGCCAGGTCCAGGCCGAGGTTCGGGTAGCGGAAGCCTTCGACGGCGCCCTGGTGGACCTGCCACCCGGCCTGGTTGACCAGGTCCGTGTCGTCCTCGACGTTGACCGTCATCGAGGAGTCGTACGTACCGATCGCCGCCGTACCCAGTGGCCCGTCCGCGTCCTCGAAGGTCGCACTGGAGCCGTTCTTGCGGGTGGCGACGACCAGGTTCCGATTCCGCTGATCGTCATCGGTGGGGGTGAACGGGACCGCGAGCTGGGGCGGATCGGCGGCCATGTCCGCGGTCAGCGTCGCCGCGACGTTGTACCGCGACGAGCGGGTCACATAGGTCACGCCAGCGGAGAGCCCGTCGTACAGCACCCCACCGTCGGCGGCCTCACACTCCCGCAAGGTATTCGTCAGGGTGTCAGCCGACTGCGGGCCCATGGCCTTCGTGTCGTCCGGGTCCCCGACGACCGTGACAGGCAGGTTGTTCTCGCTGCCTAGGCGCAGGAGCCGTCGCGCGGCGGTCTCGCCCGGGTAGCCGAGCCCCGCCTCATACAGACTCCCGGCGTCAGCGGAGTCGAAAAATGCCAACTGCGCCACACTCAGCCCGGCCACGTCGCTCGGCGTGAACACATACACGTTGTCGACGACGTCGTTGCCGACCTGCACCTTGAGCAGGGTGCCGATGCTGTGCGGGAACGGGACCGAACCGAGCGACGCCACCGCCGCCGACACGCCGTCGACGAGCAGCTCGGCGTCGACGACGCTCGCGGTCGTCTGCCTCGCAGTGACGTGCAGGTGGTGCCAGCCCCCGGTCGACAGGCCGGACGCGATCAGCACCGTCGCCGCCGCGCCGACGTCCGAACGCCACGGGGTCACCGTGATCCGGTCCCCGTCGGACTGGTGGTCGACCTGGACCAGCCACAGATACAGCAGCCCCGAGGCCAACCAGAACAGGACGGTCGCCTCCGGTGTGCCCACCGGGGTCTCGTCGGAGGTCAGCTTCACCCAGGCCTGCATCGACCAGCCCGTGGTCGACACACCACCGAGGTGGGCCACGGCGGCACCGGTGTACGCGTGGCTCGCCACCAGCTGGGGAAACTTCCCCGGCGCACCACCCATGCCGCTGTCGACCGCAGCTGGTGTCGGCATCGTCCCCGTCAGCGCCGCCCCACCGACCAGCACGGAGCCGAACTGCGTCGCGTCCGCGCCGTCGTCGAGCGTCCAGCCGGCCAGCGGACCGCCGAGGATCATCGCGCGGCGCGCCGCGGACAGCAGCGGGGTCTTGCCCTGCATCAGTCGCCGCAGCACCCCGGACGCCGACACCGTGACGATCGCCAACTGCGCCGAGGTATCCCAGCTGGGTACCCAGCCGTTCGCGCCGCCCTGGAACCGCAGCGCCTGGTCGGCGTTGGTCCCGGTCAGGAACAGGCTCACCCGGATCGGGGTGTTCCGCCGCACGTACGGGCTGTACCTACTGGCCGGGTTGTACGCGGTGTAGTCCCCGGACGTGTTGATCAGCGTGAAACCACACCCGGCCGGCTGACTGGTGGAGAACTCGTCGGAGCGGCCCATCGGGCTGATCGTCACGCCCTGGGCAAGCATCACATCGGCGGTGATGTCGAAGAAATTCCAGGTCTGCGGCTCGGTCGTCAGGTCCGCACCGAAGGCGGCCTCGACCAGGATCCGGGCCTGCTGACCGAACACCTCGACGAGGAACGGCTGGCCACCGACCGGCGACGAAGCCGGCGCGGCCGGGCCGGGCAGGTTGCGCAGGCGCCGGTCGAACGCCATCGTGCGGGCAGCCAGCGACACCGGATCACTCCTTGTGGCAGACCCAGGTGCGCAGGTCGACCGCCGTAGTCGGCGTCGTCGCCCGGACCCGCAGGAACTTCGAGACCGCGATGATCGGCCGCTCGTCGGGCATGAACTGGTAGGTGTAGGTCAGGAACGGGCCCGCCTCGGCGCTGACGCTGCTCAGCGAAACGGCGTCGAACATCCGGGTCGCGGTGATGCTGCCCTCGGCGCTCGCCGTATACCCGGTGGCCGCAGTGCCCAGCGTCAGCAGCGACGCCGGCCCGTTCGGATCGAGCGGCTGCACACCGGACGCGATGTGCGCCGTGACCGTGGCGGCGACGTCCGTCTGGAGCAGCTCGATCACCGCGTCGGCACCCGGCGGGTCATCGATCGTGAAACCCCACGAGATCACCGTCAACTGCCGGGTGCTCGGCGTGGCCAGCTGGAGCATCGTCTTGATCGCGGTGCCGGTGCTGACCGCGGCCTGCGCCGCCGTCGTCACCATCGGCCCGTTGTACGTCTTGTACTCGTGCACGCTTGCTCCTTGAAGTCAGGCTGAGACGGAGACCTGCTTGCCGTCCACGAAGACCTGCACGTAGCCGTGCCGGAACAGCGTCTGGAGCAGCGTTCCGAGGGCGGCGTCAGCTCCTGGGCGCACGCCCAGCTCCATCCGCCGGCCACCACCGCCGGCCATGTCCGCCGGCACGCTGCCGTGCGGGTACACCGCCGACCCCGAGGGCAGCCGCACGATCTCCGTGCCGTGCTCGCCGACCTGCACAATCCCGCCGCTGGCCAAGTGGGGAATCTGCGGGATCATGGGGAAGTTCACGCCCGGCAGCGAGTTGGCCTTGGTGAGGATGCTGTCGATGCCGCGGATGGCGCCATTGACGACGGAGATCAGTGCGTTGATCGCGCCTTTCGCGACGCCCACGGCCTGATGAAAGGCGCCGGAGATAAACCCGGCGATCGCGCCGAACACCGTGCTGATGCCGTCTCCGAGCCAGTGCGTCGCCGCGAGGATCGCATGCCAGATCGGCAGGATCACCGTGTCGTACACCCAGGTCGCGGCGGCGGCGATCCCGTGAACGGCGGGCTCGATGGCCTGGTGCCAGAGCCACATGAACCCGTCACCGATCCAGCCGGCGACCATCGCGATTCCGTGGCCGATCGGCGTGAGGACGGTCTGGTACAGCCAGATCGCCCCGTCCGCTATCCCGTGCCAGGCGGCGACAGCGATTCCCCACAGCCACTGGAAGTAAGCGACGGTGGCTCTGACGAACGGGTCGACCACGCCGTGCCACACGGTCATGATCGCCGGGGCCAGGTACATGGTGAAGATGTCAGCGACCAGATGGATCACGCTCGACGCGATCCGCCACCACCACTGAAAATAAGCGACCGTCGCGTGAACGAACGGCTCCAGAATCGAATGCCAGACCCAAATGAACGGCGCCGCGAGCTGCTTACCCAGCTCGACAAAGAATCGCGCGAACGGGCCCGCGAACCAGGCTCCGATCATCTTCATGAATGACCAGATGTGGCCCCACATGCCGATGAAGAAATCGCGGAAACCCTTCGAGTGCGTCCACAGCAGGACGAACCCTGCGACCAGGGCGACGATCGCGATGATGACCAGACCGATGGGGTTCATCGCCATCGCCGCATTCCAGACCCACTGGGCAGCGGCGGCCATCTTGGTGATGCCGGTCCAGATCTTCGTCTGGACCCAGAACTCCTTGGTCGCCAACGTGGCCGCGATGGTTGCGATCCTCGCCGTGACGAACACGCCGGCCAGTACCCCGAGGCCGATGGCGAGACCCTTCGCCACCGCCTCGTGCTTCGCGAACCAGTTCACCCCGGACTGAATCGCCACCAACATCTTCTGCGCGTACGGCAGCAGGTAGTTACCGATCCGGATGCCGACCGCTTCCAACGTGCCCTTGGTTTCAGCCATTCTCTGGTTGAAGTTCTTCTGAACCGCGGCCCAGCCCTCGATGGTTTGGCCGCCGGCCTTCACCTTTTCGCTGATGACCTCGGTGTTGTGCTGGAATACAGCCATGTTGTCGCCGGTCAGCTGCAACGCGGCCGACATCGACTTCGAACCACCAACCATGTCCGCCAGGGCGGCGATGTACGTCTGCTGTGCGCGTGGCAGATTCGAGACGATCTTCTGCCATTCCTCGGTGTTTTGGCCGACCTTCTTCAGCCGATCCAGCAGCACCAGCCCGGCCGGGCCCATCTTCGACTGAATCGCATCGGTCAGCATCTTCAGGGTGCTGGCCAACCCGTTCTGGCCGAGGTTCTGGCTGACCTTGATCGATGACAGGCCGAGAGCTTCCATCTCCAGCTTGGCCACGTTGGTCGGATGTGCCAGGGCCTTGATCGTCTGGTTCAGGTAGGTCGCTGCGACGGCGGCCGGCGTGCCCTGCGCCGTCATCGTGGCCATCGCCCCGAGAACCTCGTTGAGGCTCACATGCGCGACTGCGGCAGTTGGCGCGACCTTCGACAGCGACCCGGCGAGGGCCTCCAGGGTGGTCTTCCCCTGACCCTCGGCCGCGATCAGGGCATTCGTTGCCTGCGCCGCCTGATCCGCACCCATGTGATACGCGTTCAACGCCGTGGTGACCGCATCGACGGTGGTGTTCAGGTCGGCGGCGCCGACCCTCGCGCCCATCGCCGCGATCTTCAGGACATCGATGCCAGCGGCGCCGTGGAAGCCTGCCGAGTTGACCGTATACAGACCCTTGGCGAGGTCCTCGGATTTCGCACCGACCTCCCCCATCATCTGGAGGATGCCGGCCATATCGGACTTGATGTTGGACTCAGCCTCACCCGCGCCGGTCTGCACGCGGGTCATCGCCGTCTGGAAATCCGCCGCTGCGTCGATGGACTTGGCGCCGAAAAACGCGGCGCCGGCCGCCATGCCGAGGGCCAACTTGTTAAAGGAGCTGCCCGCCCCGCCGATCGCCGGGCCGGTGAGATCCCTGCCGATGATGTTGAAGATCACGGCGGTGTCGCTCACGGAGGATCACCCCCGCTTGCTCAGCGTGATCCGATCATCCGGTCAATGCGGGCCGACTGACTGATGCCGATCACTGCCTTGCGTCCGGAACGATGACGCCCCGTGGAGATCAAAGGCGCGGGCGCGACCGTTACCTACGATGGCGCAACTCTGAAGATCAAGCATCGCGGCTTCGGCTGGGTCAGCGCGCCGGTCCACCAGATCGTCGGGGTCGACCTGCAACTGCCCGGCTTCCTGTCCTCCGGCAAGCTGACGATCTCGACCCTGAGCGCAACCAGGCAGGGCATGATGCCCAATCACCCTTGGCGAGTGCTCTTCACGGGCAAGCAGCTCGCTGAGTTCCAGGCACTGCACGAGCACCTTATGGCCGCAATCCGCCGGTAGTCAGCGCCGCCGCTCAGCTTCCTCGTTCTCCTGGTCGACCCCGGCGATCAGGTGGTCCAGCTCGGCGACCGTGCACTGGCGCGCGATCGGCGGTGGACAACCGCGCTGCGACAGCGCGTACGCGTACTTCAGCCTTCGCTGCTCGCGAGGGCTTTTCCCGAGCCCGAATCCGGCCGCTTCGCCATCTCGGCCTCCAGGAAGCGGATCATCCCGTCCTTGTTCGGCGTGGAGTCCGGGGCGGCCTGCGCCTGCTCCAGCAGTTCGGCCAGCTCACCGCGCTCGTAGTCCACCGACACCTCGCCCTGAGCGAACGACACGTCCTCGAAACGCAGGACGTGGTGCTCGCGGCGCAGCATCGTCCACAGCAACGCGCGTCGGGCCAACGTGGAACCCTTTTGCAGGTTCATGAGGAACTCTTGCCAGGTCCACTCGGTGCGCCGCTCGATGGCCTCACTCTCGTGGTTGAGCATGTCGTCCGGGCGGAACTGCCACTCCCGCTTGTCCCCGTCAGCCGGGGCGTGGGTCAGGATCACGGGCTCAGAATCTCCTTCCGATGCGCGCAGCGCAGGCTTCGCACGCGGCGATCACCGCGGCGTGGTACTCGCTCTTGTGGCCCGACAGCGTGCCGTCGAAGTAGTCCGGGATCGGCGACTGCTGCGTCACCCAGACGCCCCGGCCGTACACCGGGTGCCGCCAATGGGTGCGGTTCAGCCGCCGGGCGGCCATCTTGAACCCGCGCAGGGTCGGCGTCTGCGCGATACGGATTCGCACCCCGGCCGACCGGCCGGCGAAGCGGACCGACACCTTGACCCGACTCGCCAGGTACGAACTGAGCGACGGGCTGGGCGAGATGCCCTTCGACGGGATCGCCCGCAACTTGCCCTGCACCGCGCTGACACCTGGCGAGACCGCTGCCCGGATCGCGACGACGAGGTCTTTCTTCAACGCGGCGCCGTCGGCCTCGGCGCGTAGGACCCGGCCGAGCGCGGTCAGGTTGCGCGCGTCGACCTGGACCTCGATCACGGCTAGCTCGTCGCGCGGCTGTTCAGGCCAGATGTTGGGAAGCTGACCGAAACGGTGACCAGCTTGCCGACGTCACCGCCGATTGGCTTCCATTCCTTGATCCACAAGCTACCGGTGTATTTCGGATTTCCGGTACTGACTGCCGACGAGGTGGGCCTGATCTCGTACGTGACGACGGTGTTGATGATGCCCCAGAAGATGCTGTCCAGGGCCGACGCGGTGAAGTTGTTGATAAAGGTCAGCGCGACGCTGCCGTCCTGCAATCCACCCCGGCGGACCTTGGCGGTCTGGCCGAACGTGGTGGTCTCCAACTCCTCGTAGTCGATGCTCAGCTCGACCTTGTTCGCGTGGTCCGCGACCAACGTTCCGGCCGCCAGGTTGATGTACGCGTCGGTCAGGACGGTGGGCGTGAAGGTCATCTTCGGCTCCCGGGCACGCGAAAAACCCGCCACGGGCCTCCGGGCGGGTCAGGGTTGGTCAGGTCGAATGGCCGGCCCACGCGCGGCCGGAGAGGTCTACTTGTGGGCGATCCCCGCGGCTACCGCGAACAGGACGCTGGGATTGGTGGCGCCACCGGCGACAGTCCACGCGGCCCGCCAATAGTCATCCGTGATCGCGCCGTCGATCTTCATCGTCTGGCCGTCCAGCGCCGACGAGACGGTGAACGTGCCCCTGTCGGTCGCGCTGGTAAAGCCGGAGTTGTCATCCGACTGGATCTTCACCGTGAGTGTGGGCGAGCCGGAATCGGCCGTGATCGACAGCAGGTGGTACGTCACATACAGGCTCTGAGCCGAGGACAACGCCCCGAGCTGCTGCGCCGTACCCGTCCCGGTCGCCGTGCGCGCCGTGCCCTGCGGATGCAGCACCGCCCCACGGGCAACCGGCCAGGTGCCCTTCAGGTCCACCGTCGCGGACAGCAGCTTGCCGACCTCACCCATCGGCTTGTAGCTGCACTCCAGCACCCGCGTGACATACGCCAGCGTCCCAACAGCACCCGAGGTCGGGATCACCGTGAGCGGGACCGTCGCGACACCCAGGTTCGCCCAGAACGTGTCGTCCGGCATGCTCAGGTCGCCGGCCTGCCAGAAGTGCCCGATGTTGGCGCTCATGTCGGCCAGGCCGCCACAGCGTTCCTTCGCCCCGCCGCTGGCGAACGTGGTGCGGTCCAGTTCTTCGTACTCGACGCTGTACTCGATCTTGTTCGAAACCCCGGTCGCGTCGGCCGTCGCGATGTAGATCCGACAGTCCGTGAGCACCTGCGGAGACAGACTCATAGCGCCCTCCTCAGGCCCAGACGCGGACGTCGATGAGGGCGCCGAGGTACTCCACGCCGCCGATTTGGTAGAGCCGGTACATGCCTCGGAACCGGCCCACATGCAGGGTTTTCGCGGCGCCGCCGAGCGTCTTGTCGGCCTGCAATGCCGCCTTGACCGAGGTGGCGCCGGACGGGTTGATGAACCCGACGAGCAGCGCCCGACCGGCTTCGGTGTCGCCGCGGGAGGTGAACACGCCGCAGGTGAACAGCGTTTCGACCATTCCGTCGCCGCCACCGCTGAACGTCTGGTCGTACTCGCCCTCGACCTCGGTGGGCGCGAACGTGGGCGGGTCGATCGCGTCGCTGAGCGAGGGCAGGCACTGCAAGCCCGTGATGACGTCGGCCGCGTCGGCCAGGCCCTGCTGGATCGCCTCGAAGTCCATTAGGCGAACCCGGGCAGGATGTAGCGGGAGATCGCCTTGTCGTAGTCCGGGTCGTACCGCGAGACCCGCACCACACCCATGTCGCCGAACCCGGCCACACCCTCAGGGCTGCCACGGCGCCGGTAGCGGCGGTGCGCGAGCAGCAGGGTCGCGTCATGGATCGGGGTCGGCACCCGTGGCCACCCCCACCTCGCGGTGATCCGAATGCGGGTCAGCGGGGTGATCCGCCACACGTTCAGGGGGCGCAGCAGCGCGGTGACCGGCCAGCCGCTCGTCGGCGAGTTGTCCGGCATCGGCTCGTAATCGGTGATCGCGCTGCCTGTGAACACGCCGGCCGACACGGAGCCGATCTCCACGATCAGGCCCGTCGTGGAGCCGATGTCGTCGACGAGCAGCTGCTCGCCGTCGACGGTGCGGATGATGCGGTACCGCGGGTTGAAGATCCGTGCAGACACGACGCTGTCGAGCCAGAACCGCCGACCGGTGTCGTCATCGATCTGCCGGGACGCGGCTTCGATCGCGGCGAGCAGCTCGTCGTCGCGGACGGTGTCGGTGCGGTCTACCCGGCCGCGTAGCTCCGCGAGGGCGGCGTACTGGCGGGCCGGCTCGTACGTGGTCCAGGTGAGCGGCTCGACGTCCGAGGCCGAGCCGGTGCCGACCCATTCGGCCAACCACCGGCCCGGATTGGTCGACGAGCAGGCGATGTCCTTGCTGTACGCCCCAGTGCCGGTCTTGGTGATCTGGCTGGCTGCGTAGGTGTATGTGATGCTGGTGCCGTCCGGGTCCGTGACGACCAGAGACACGGTCGTCGGGTCCGTCGCGACACCGCTGACCGCGAACGTGTTGCTGACCGTCGCGATCTCGTTGGCGTGGTTGTACAGAACGACCGCCGACACGGGGGATCACCCCCGTCTCGGGTCAGCTCACGGATGAGGTGGAGGTGCGCCTGGCGGTCACCGCCGCGGTGCTGGTGGCCTTGACGTTCGGGACGCTCGGCGCGGTGATCGGTAGCGCGGTGTCGGTTTCGGTGGCGATGCCGAGCAGCTTGGCCTTGGCCCGGCCCAGCGTCAGCGCTGTTTCGGTGGTCGAGGCGATCCCGAGTAGGCGGGCCTTACCGCGCCCGATAGGCAGCGCGGTGTCGACCTCGGCGGCGATCCCGACCGCCCGGGTCTTCACCCGGGCCAGCGCCAGGGCCGCCTCGGCCGTGCTGGCGACGCCGAGCAGGCGGGCCTTGGCCCGGCCCAGCGCGATCGCGGTGTCCGTCTCCGAGGCGATACCCAGGGCGGCGGACTGGCCCGTCGCGACCACGATCACGTCGTCGAAGAAGTTCGTCTGCGCACTCGTGCTGTCGGCCAGCCCGATCGCGCTGTACTTGAACTTGCCGTTGTGCAGCGTCCCGATACCGGTCGAAGTGCCGTCCGCGAGGGCCACGAGCAGCCCACCGGCCGAGGTGACATCCGAGGCCAGGTCGTTCAGGGTCGCGACGTAGTGACCGTTCGGCGCGTAATGCTGGGTGCGGTAGTACGTGCCAGGGGTCAACGTCACCGGCGTGTCCCAGGCCACCGAGTTGTACGCCCCGGTGGTGACCGCCGCGTACGCCTTCTCTGCCAGCAGATTCCCGGTGCCGTCCGCGGTCAGCTCGTACAGCCGGGCGGTCGGCTCGGACGCGACGTAGCTCACCGTGCTGGCGAAGAACCGGTGATGCGTGCAGCTCACCGAGGCGGTCACCCGGAACGTGGTGCCCGTGTTGATACTCATGCCATCCGCGGAGTCGCCAACGACCGGCGACGCACTGAACAGGGAGTCCGCCACCCGCCGGCCTCCTGGCTACGAGGCGCGGGCGAAGACCGCCACCTGCGCTGTGACGTCGGAGCCGTCCGGGGTGATGCTGAAGTCGTGGAATGAGATCGGCACCAGACTGCTGTCGGTGCCCGCCCCGGTGTCCGGGTCGTAGGCGATCAGCACATCGCTGATCGCGTTACCCGTGGCGGCGGTCCAGACCTGGTCGGCGATGTCGATGTCGACCCGGTCGTTGGTGTCGTCCACGGTCACGGTCACGCTGGTCACCGTCTTGCGGCCCATGGTGCCCTGCTCGTTGTTCGCCGCGGCGAGCAAAGCTGCGACGTCGTCGTAGTCCTTGAGGGTCGCGTCAGACTCGACCCCGGACGCCTCGATCGGAATCACGATCAGGCCGTCACTGGCCGCCGGAAGGCCACCGTAGTAGGCGATCTTCCCCTTGCTGATGTTGAAGATGAAATCCGCCATGTCAGCCCTCGACCCGCTCGCAGATCCACCCGGTCCAGTTCGGCCGGCCGTCGTCGAGCTGCTCGAACCCGGCCAGCCGGTACCGCACCGGCCCGGTCGCCGTCTTCACGGTCACCTGGACGTCGACAGCGCCGTCGTCGACGAGTTCGCGGTCGATGAAGCTGGTCGGGAAGACATGCTGCTCGGGCGGGTCGCCCTGGATCCGGACCTGGCCGGCCGCGTTGCGGCGCAGGACCAGGGTCGATTTGAAATCGGTCACGACCGCCTCCTCTGGGGCTGTGCGCCACCAGGCGGGCGCGGGTCGGTCCGGCCCGCCCTGCTGAGGGCGGGCCGGTCGGAGTCGGTCAGGTGGCGACGCAGTACGGCACGGTGGCCGCGGCGGTCGGGGTGGCGATCGTCGCCGGCGCCGTGTCGGTCAGCGCCGAGCCGGACGTCTGCGCGAGAACCTTCTGCCCGGTGAGCACCGCCGCAGAGGTGTGCAGCGTGATCCCGAACAGAGTCGGCACCGTCGAGGCGACCACGCAGACCGCCGCGTAGTAGATCCCGGTGACGCTGATCCGCTGCACGGTGCCCAACGCGAGCGTCTTGACCGTGTTCGCCGCCCAGGCCGTCGAGGTCTGGTCCGCGGACTGCGACAGCAACGCCGGCGTGGCCGCCGTGTCGTACAGGGCGAACCACCAGTTCGTCGGCGTCCCGGCCGCGGTGGTCGCGGACCGGAACGTCAGGTTGGTGACGACGTCGCCGGCTTCGAGGTAGATCGCCGTCGACAGCATCACCGCACTGGTGAACGCGGTGTTGTTGCTGGTACACGACCGGCGGTCGAGGTTCTCCCGGAACGTGGCGGACGGGGAACCGTTCAGCATCCAGATCGGGTTGGTGGTGGCGTACTTGCCACGGCCGAGCGGCATCAATTACCTCCTCTGCGCCCGCCCCGGCGGGGAACGGCGCGCTCACGTGGCGTGTGGTCGGCTGCGTCATCGCCGGCCGGTTCGGGCTGTGGCCGGTCGCCGAGGCGCGCCAGCTCGGCGTCGACGGCGGCGAGCCGCTCGGCGCGCGTCGGGTGGTCCTCGGCGCGCTGAAGAATGGCTGCCCGCTCGGTGCGGACGGCCTGGATGCGGGCGTCGTCCATGCGTTCTCCTCCCGGCCGCACACCACCCGCCCACGCTCGGGCGGGTGGTGTGCGGGTGCGGACTAGTAGCCGCTCGGGGCCGCGAAGCCGGTGCCGCCCATGGTGGCGATGGCCTTCGGGTACCGGCCGGCCATCAACGCGACGTACGCGTAGACCTGGATCCGGACCTGCATCGTTCCCGAGAGCACCTCGGTCAGCGTGCGGGTCTGAAGCGATCCTTCCCACAGGTAGATGTCCGAGGTGCGCACCGCGAGGGCCTGGTCCTCGGTGCCACCGCCGAGCGTGGTCGGGATATTCGCGTCGATCAGAACCGGCAGGCCGAGCAGGATCCCGACCGGGCCCTCAGCTGACACCCCGGTTTGCAGGGCCATCGGGTTGAACTCCTGGGCCTGCATCGGCGTGATGAACGGCCGGTTCGAGCTGTCGAGCTGGGCGGCGAGCCAGTACCAGCGCCGCGGGTGCATGAAGTAGGCGGTCGGCGGCAAGAACCGGTTCGTGCTGATCTGCGACACGGCCTGCGCGAACGCCGGGTACATCTCCGGCGCCGTCGGCGAGCCATCGGTGTACGTCACCGCCACGATGGAGCTGACCTGCGTCACACCGGTGAGCTGCCCCGACGAGCCGGTGCCGTAGATGGCCTGCCGGTCGAGCTGCATGTTGTAGTCGGCCAGCAGGTCGGCGTAGACGATGCTGTCGAACCCGACCGGGGACTGGTCGAGCAGCTGCATCGCGATGTCCTGCTGCCCGGCGATGGTCTTGACCGGCGCACTGATCGTGGTGTCCGTCAGGTCGGTCGAGGTGATCGTCGCAGCGTCCGCGGTCTGCACCCCGGTGGCGGTGCCGGTGGCCACCTTGGGCACGTTGATGCTGTCGGTGCCCGGGGGCAGGTCCATCGTGCGCAGGCTGTTGGCGAACGGCCGACCGGCCCGCAGGTACGGCACGTATTCGTCCATGAGCCACAGCGGCGGAACGAAGTAGCCGCCGGTGCCGTCGGTGCGGTTCGGGTTGGTCCGCTTCTCGAACGAGGCGCCCAGTTCCCGCTTGCCGTCTTCGCGGTCCTTGGCCCGCTTCGGCAGGTCGACGTCGATCTCCCGGCCGTGGCGCTTGAGCCGCTCCCAGGCGTCCGGCTCGTTCTTCAGCTGCGCCCGGGCCAGGTCCAGGAAGTACGAGCCGCGGCTGCCGCGGCCGTAGGTGGTCGGCTCGGAGGTGATGACGGCACCGCCGGAGCGGGCCTGCCCTGTCTGGCCGGAGTCGGCGAGCATCTGCGCCGCGGCCTGCTCACGCTTCTCGTCGGCCTCCAGGTCTGTGATGCGGACGCGGAGGTCTTCCAGCTCGGTGTCGATCTTCGCTACGGCGGCGCGGCGCTCGCCGAAGGTGGTCTTCTCGTCGTCGGTCAGGTCACGGTTCTCGGCCTGCGGTGCGACCAGGATCTGGTCCCGGGCGGTCGCGGCCGTCTTGCGCTGCTCCAGCAGCTCGGCAAGACGCTTACGGAGGATGGCGAGCAAGGCTCGCTCCTTTCGTGAGGTGCGGAAAGGGCGGGCCTGGTCCGTTCGAGTGGTGGTCCGAGTGGTGGCGCGCGGCAGCGCGCTCCGGGGCGGACTCCGGGGCGTCGGTAACGCAGGCGGTTAACCTCGGCCTGTGGTGGTCGAGGTGGGTCTGGATTGGGTGCGGCGCTTCCAGCGATCAGCGGACCGGCCGGCGTTCCTGCGCGCCTGGTCCTACGACCTGCGGCGCCAGGCCGACTGCTGGTGGGTGCCGGCCGACCGTCGCATGCAGCTGCTGGAGATGGCGTACGCCGCGCGGTGGCAGGCGTCCGACCTGGAGTGCTAACCCTGCGCGGAGGCCAGGGCCAGGTACAGGCCCAGCGGGTTGCGCTGCTGCGAGTTGACCTGGGTGTCCGCGGCGGTCATCGCCGCGCCGCACTGGTCGCAGTAGGTGGCGTCGGCGTCGTTCATCGCACCGCATGACGGGCACGGCACCGTGTCGTCATCGTCCTCGCCGCTACCGGTGTCGACAACCACGACGGCAAGGCGCTGCTCCAGTCGGGCCACGAGCGCCCGAGCGGCGGCAGGTTCCATCCGGTCGATGTCCTGGCCGCGCATCGCCGCAGCGACCGACGTGGCCGGGTTGGCGCCAAAGTTCACCACGGACACGTCGCCACGGTGGATGTCAACTTCCAGGATGTCGCGCTGGTCGTAGTCCGGGGACCACTGCTGGCGGGACACCCGGAACGCGTAGCTCATCCCGTCCACGTTCTTTTCGTCGATCGACAGCACCATGTCCCGGATGTCCGTGCGTTCAGTGTTCAGGTCAGCGGCGATATGCAGACCGGTGGCGTCCTCGGCCAGGCGCAGGGTGCCGGCCTTGGTGTAGGCCATCGACAACCCGCCATGGTTGAGCAGTAGCTGCACCTGCGGGTTGGCGTTGAGGGTGCGCTGAAACGCTCCAGCGCGGACGACTTCGGTGTAGGAGCCGAGCCAGTCGTACATCTCGTAGCCCGCCTCGACCACCGAGGCATAGCCCTCGATCGTCGACATGCCTGCGGTGGCGCCGGCGCGGACCTCCAGCTGGACCGGGTAGGCGCGCCGCTCCGTGCCGGTGACCTTGCCGCGGCTGCTCTTGTCCATCACGTCCCCGCATTCAGCTTGGCTTGGTCCTTGACGGTGATCGCGGCGAGATCCGCTTTCTGTTCCGGTGTGAGCGGCGGCCGGTCCTCCAGCTCGCGCGCCTCATCCGGGGTGAGGAAGTTCGCGCCGATACCGATCGAATGGGCCCGGTACCGGGTCAACAGATCCGTTTCCAGCAGCGCCCCACGGTTGAAACGCACCGTCCAGGCCGGCTTGATCAGCGACGACAGGGCCGCCTCGACGTCGCGCAGCCACCGATTCAGCGTGAATTTGAGGAAATCGATCGACCGTTGCTCAACGTTGGCGTACGTCATGCTGCCGCCGGTCTCGTAACCCAGGATCTCGGCCACGTTCGGGCCATAGATCCGGGCACTATCCGCCGCGCTGAACTTCTGGGTCTCCAGGAACTGCGACTCATCCGGCGCGACCTGCAACGCCTTCCAGTCCCAGCCCTTGCCCAGCACCAGCGGCTCACGCCGACCGTGGATCGCCGCCAGAAACCGCGCCTTGACCCCTTCGGCCTGCGTCTGACCGATCTCCGCCTCGGTGTTCGTCAGCACCGCAGAGGGATGGGCCCCGTCCGCGAACCACGCCATCCCGAACCGGGCCGCGGACAGGCCCTGCCCGATCGTCGTCGCGTGATACGCGATCGGCGACAACCCGAGCAGCCGGCCCGGCATCACGTACGAACGCCGGTGCCACATCGTCTCGCCGTCGCCCAGGCCCCGCCCGTCGACACGCCACTTCACGCGGCCGGTCTGGCGGTCCCGCCAGCCGTGCACGTCGTCCGGGTACAGCAGCGGCACGTACATGTCGCCGCGGTCGTCCATGTACGGGCGGCCGTAGGTGTTGCCCCGAGCCAGCTTCGAAACCAGGTACTGGTAGATCCAGTCCGGTGCGCCGTAGCCGTCACCGCCCGGGTCAAGCACGGTGCGCGGGCTGCGGACGATCGCCGTGCCGGCGTAGGTGTCGATCGGCAGCTGTGCCGCGACCGACGCGATCAGGTCAATGGACGACCAGACCGCCACCTGCTGCAACGCCGTCTCGAAACGGCGCAGGTCCGCCGCCGCCGAGTCGTAGCCGCCACCCCACGCGGAGCCGGGCGGCGGGATGATGTGCGCCGAACCCCACTCGGCCCGCTGCTCCATCCGGTGCCGTCCCGGCGTGCGGATCCCGAGCCACTCACGCCAACCCACCGAGAGGCCCCCTCTCGGGTCACCACACGTTGGCCAGCGGGTCGTATTCGCGCACGAGCAGCGGGGACCAGGTCACGTACAGCCAGTGGGCCAGGGTCCACGCCTGGAGCAGCTCGGCGCCCTCGGTCTTGTAGTCCCAGGTCGTCCCCGCCCCGAGCGGCCGGGTGGTCGCGCCGGCGGCGGCCAGGTTCAGCGGCGCCTCATCGAGGTGGACCGTCGTTCGTTCGGCCAACGCGTCGATCACCAGCCCGTAGGCGAGGGCGACATCAGCCGCCCACGGCACCGCCACCTGGCCACGCTGCGGCTCGTCGCGTTCCTCCGGCTCGGCAATCCCGGCCTCGCGCAGCGGCTGGAGTAGGGTCGCCGACGGGCCCTTGTCCTGCACCGCCCACCCGACCGGGTTCCAACGCTCCTGAAGCTGCTGGGCGCGAGCCACCACCCAGGCCGTGCCGGGCCGGTAGTCCACGATGGAGACCTGCATCCGGCCGTCCCCGCGCGGCCCGACCGCGGCGATCGCGGTGTGCGTGCGCTTGTGGTTGACCACAATCGCCATCGCCACGTCCGCGGGCCGCTCGGCGACCACGGCCAAGTCGTGCCACAGCTCGTCAGGGATGACCCCGCCGGTGGCCTTCGGCTTGATCTCCAACGGCCAGATCCCGAGCCGCTCGCGTGCGAACGACGCCGGTGTCCGCTTGACCATCGCCCGGAACTCTTTCTCGACGAACTTCCACGGGATCCGGGTACCGACCGCCGGGTTCGTTCGCGCCCAGTTCGCCCGGTCCGCCAGATCCACGCCGCCGAGGTTGTCGAGGTCGCCGGCCAAGCCCCAGTCCCGATAGGCCAGGGCGTCGTCCTGCGCCCACGGCTCGTCGCCCTGCTCGCGCTCGATGCCCGGGTCGCCGCGGTAGCGCAGCGAGTACAGCACCTCACCTGAGTCGCCCTTCAGCGGCGGCGACGACGCGTAGACGATCTGCGGGTTCGGTCGGGCCGACATCGTCGGCAACAATGCGGACTGCTGCTCCGGGGTATACGCGTACGCCTCGTCGATGATGACCAGATCGCCGCTGAACCCTCGACCGGAACCCTCCGAGCGGGCGATGAACCGGATCCGCCGCGGCTCGTCGAGCACCACGCCATCGGCTACCAGCAGGTCGAAACCGCGGCCGTTGTTGTCGTGATAGACCTTGACGTCGCCCTCGCCGAGCTCCCCGGCTTCAATCAGGCGGCGGAACAGCACCTTGAGCCGGATGAACAGCTCGATCGCCGTCTTGTACTCGTGGGCCGTCCACATAATCAGCTTCTCGCCGAACAGCAGGATCCCGGCCAGGACCCGGGCCTCCAAGATGGCGCCCTTGCCGTTTTGTCGGCTGACCAGCTCGCAGTACTCGAAGCACACCCACCGGCTGACGTCGTCGACGGCGAGCATCGTGGTCAGCGAATCCTGCTGCCACGGATCTAGGAACAGGCCGGCAGCCTCGGCGAGAGCGATGGCCATCTGCCCGTGGCTGCGCTCGCTGGGCGGGTGAGTGTCAACCCGCGGTCGAGTTGCCGCGGCCGGCAAGCCGAGAGGTGAGGTCGGCAAGGACGCCACCTCCCGAGGGCTTCACTCCCGCCGGCCGGCGGGCGCCGGTTCCCGAGGTGCGCACCTGACCGCCCATCCCGCGCCGGGGTGCGGCACCTGCCGTGCCGCGAGACTGGCGCAGCTCGGCCAGGAGCTGCTTCAGCGCGACCTGCTGCTGGCGGGCCTCAGACAGGACCTTGTCAACGACGATCTCGGCCTCGCGGGCGTCGTCGTCGACGAGCAGACGCATCCACACGTCGATGTCGCCGCGCAGGACCTGGTCGAGGCGGTCGAGGCGGTCCGCGAGCCGGCACGCCTCCTCCAGCAGCACCCGTTCAGCCGGTGCCAGCTCACCCTCGTCGAGGACGTCCCGCCACAGCCGTCGGCCGCGAGTTCCCAGGCCAGTGGGTGATGGTGTGACGCTGTCACGCGTGACTCGGGGCGTGACGGTGACGGTGCTGCCGTCGCAGCGGTCGGGGTCGCAGCGCGAGTGGTTGCCCCGCTTGTGCGCTCTGTAACGAGCCTGGCGCTCAGCGCCGGTCCGGTCGGCCACCCCGCCCCCCAAGATCCGGAACAGAGAGATGGGAGGGGGATTGGGCGAGGGGTCGTCCGGCGTGTCCGCTACAAAAAAATTGTCCGTTTCGCCCGACACGCACGCTTCGCGATCGTCGTGACTAAGAGTGACTACCAGTCGAGCGCCGGCCTGTACATGCTGGCCACAGCCCTGGTACCCCGCTCCTGGTTGCACTTGCGTCCGCAGGTGGGGCAGCCATTGACCCCGTGGGCGGGTCGCATGCCGTGCGGGTCGACGGGCTGCTCGCTGTCCACACTGATGGGCACCAGGTGGTCCGCGTCGGTGGCGCCACCGTGTCCGCAGATCCAGCACAGCGTGCCGTACATCTCGAACATCTGCTGGCGTGCGGTGCGGTACGGCCGGCCCTTGCGGTGGCGCAGCCTGGACATCGGCTAGCCGGTCAGGCCGGCGCCGGCCTGGATGTACAGCCCGGCCAGGATGAGCAGCGCGTACACGGCGTGGGTGACGATGCTGTCGATCCAGCGCGCGTGCGTACGCAGGAGACGTGCGGGCATCGCGCCTCCTGGCGTGCTCAGTTCGCGGTCGGGTCGATCCAGGGTGCCGAGGCTTCGTAGCCGACGATGTCGGCGAGCAGAGCGCCGTCGGTCTCGGTGATGCGCTCGACCACGACGTGCGTTGTGCGCCCGTTCGGGAAGCTCATCTGTATGGGCTCGCGGGTTTCGAGCGCCCGGTGCAGCCATTCGCGTTTGTCGACGGACACGGTCATGGTGCCTCGCATCAGCGGTGTGGTCATCGCGCCTCCCGTGGTGGTGGCGGGGTGCGCAGGTCCGGCAGGGCGCAGGATACGGCGCCCCGCGTGGCCGGCCTTGGCCCTGTTCCGGGGGCGTTGACGCACCCCGCCGTTTCACCGCACCACCGCCAGGGGTGGTCTACAGGCGCTTGGCGTGGCGCCAGGTCTGGTAGGCGCGGGCGGCGTGGGCGTTGCCGGCGACGTGGTGCTCGTGGGACCAGCCGTCGAGCGCGGCCACGAGGGCGAGGTCGGCCGGGTCGCCGGTGGGCGGCGGTGTCGGGCCCGGCAGCACCGGGAACGGTTCGCCGGTCAGCTCGGTGAACCCCTGCGCCAGGGCGTGCAGGTCGATGCCGGCCGGGTTCGCGCCGGCGGCGGTCAGCCACTCCGGCGAGATGGTGACCCAGGCTTCTTCGACGTAGCGGCCCCACCAGTCGGCGGAGAACGGTTGTGACTTGGACCAGGTGATCGCCTTGTAGCCACCTCGGGCCTCGTAGCCGAGGTTGACGGCGTGGCCGCCGGCGATCCCGCCGTCATCGGATACGAGATGCCACGCCTGGCCGGCGTCGAACTGGTCGATGGCGGCGTTGGGGAGGTTCACGCCGAGCATCAGGTGGCCGAACAGGTACAGGGCCGCATCGACTTCGGTCCTGTCGTGGACGTTGACCTCGGCGAATGCCGCGATCTGGTGACCGCCGATGCCGGCCTTGCGCCAGTAACTGAGCGCGTCCTGGATGACGGTGCCCTGGTCGGTGGGGTTGTTGCCAGGTGGGCCGGCGGCCGGGTCGAATCCGGTGACGGCGCTGTACGCGGCGAGCAGGTCTTCGACGGTGGGCATGGTGCCGGTGCCGCGGCCGTAGCTGGTGATCGCTTCGATCATGTGTCCGGCGGCGGCGAAGACGCAGCAGCCCCACTGGTCGTTGCCGTACATGGGCCAGGTGTTGACCTGGTTGATCCAGTCGACCACGGGCGGTGTGGGTGGAAGCGGGCCGTGCAGGAACGGGCCGAGCGCGAGGCGGGGTGCTTCTTGGCGTCCGCGGGGTGGGCGGCGGCCGAGCTGGTACGTCATGCGGCGGTCCCCTTCGTCAGCCCGGCTAGTTCGGCGCGGAGCCGGTCGACGGCTTGGGTGCGGCGGTCGGTTCCGCGTGGGCCTCGGTGGGAGACGCCGGATAGCGCGGTGTCGCGTTCGACGGCGAGGGCGTGGCGGACGTCGTAGAGGGGGCGGCCGTCGCGACCGGTGCCGGCTTGGGTGATGAGGCCGCGCCGGATCCAGGTGTAGAAGAGCTGGCGGGTGACGCCGCAGCGGCGGGCGCAGAGGAAGGCGGGGAGGTTGACCTCGTCGGGGTTCACGGCACCTCCCGTTTTCGGGCAGCGTGAACCAGCGGTGACCCAAGTAAAACCGACGATGGCGATCTTCGACAAGCGTGGTGTGGGTGACGCGCCGAAGGGTGGCCGTTCGGCCGATGGTGTAGCTCTTCGAGCTGGTCGGGCTAGGGATCGGCGGCGTCGGTCAGAGGATGGCCCGCCAGGCGATGACGATCAACCAGATTGCGCCGGAGAGGATCGCGAGCGTGACCACGACGCTGAACGCCACGCCGACGATCAGTGAGGTGCGCGCGGTCCAGCGGGCGATCGGTGGGCGGCTGCCGTAGTCGTGCCACTGCTCTGGGATCGTTCGGCGGGTCATGGTGTCCAGCCATCCGGAGAGATCTTGGGATCTGGCGCGGTCATTGCGTCCGGCTGGAGCCACTCCGCCATCCGGGACACGTCGTAGCAGCCGGCCGACTTCCACACGTCCGAGTAGTGCGCGTGGCAGAGCCGGATCTCGTCGCCGTTCTTCCAGTCCCGACCCGCGAGCCGGCCGTCAGCGGCGACGTGGAGCAACATCCGGCCCCTCTCCTCGCAGCCCGGGGCAACGCAGGCGGGCAGCAGCATGTCCTCACATCGATGGGCGAGGTCACGGAAGACCTCCAGCTCGAAGTCCTCCGGGTCGAGGTCGAGGCGCGCGAGCATTGCCGGGTCGGCCCGGTGGCCGGCGAACGCGGACCGGCCGTCCCGGCTGATCGCGAGGACGTGCAGCACGTAGTCGACGTGGCGCATCAGCGGTTCCAGTGCCCGCCACCGCTCCGGGCCGAGGCGCACCCACGAATGAGCGCGGGGGAAGCCGTCCGCCACCCAATGCGGCAGCCCTGCCGGCTCAGCCGGGCGTGGGCCGTGCCGGTAGATGTGGCGACCCTCCGGCGTCTGCCGCGGCTTCCCGGTGGTCTGGTTGTACTCCAGGGCGTAGGTAACGACGTCCGGCACGTCGAAGATGGATGCCTCGGTGGCGGCAAAGGTCACGGGGATGCCGACCTGCACCGTGTTCCAGTGGCTCGGCAGGTTCGGGAGCGTGTAGGTCCGGCCATCAGCGTGTCCGCCGAATAGTTCGATCTCGAACTCCATCACTCCACCACCCATGTTGGGTCGTAGCCGGGCCGCTCGGCGTAGATCGAGGCGAGGTCGGCCAGATCCCCGCAGGGGTGGGTCTCGTTGCAGTGCCCGCAGTAGGTGATGCTCCACGGTGTGCCGTCTTCGTCGGTACCGCTGTCGTGAGTTGTGTGCCGCGCGAGGATGCGTCGGTGCGCGGCTACCTGGCGTAGCACGTGGGCCGGGTCGTGGAGTGCGATGTGGACCAGCTCGGCTGGCATCAGCGGGTACTCGTCGTCGGGCTTCGCCGGTTCTTCGGCCGCGAGGATCGTCCGGGCCGCGACATCCATGGCGTGGGTTGTGTGGTTGTTCAGCTCGTCGCGGATGATGTAGTGCCGCCAGTCGGGTGCGCCGCCATACGTGGTGGCGGCCTGGCGCGCGATCTGCTCGTCGTGGTTGATCTGGGCGGTCAGCCACTCCATCAGGTCATTGCTCACGACACCTCCAGGCATTCCGGGCAGTCGACTGGTCCACGTCCGGGGATCTCGTTGCGCGCGGCCGGGCAGCCACGTTTCCCGCAGCGGGTGAGGAGCTGGTATCTGGCGATCGACCCGGGCTCGCCGCCGAAGATGGCGTGCGTGCGCTGGTCGAACCAGTTCCAGGCGGTGAGCGGAACGTCGTCGGAAACTTCGACGACGGCGCCTTTGTAGTCGAGCCAACGCCTCATGCCGCGAGCCGTTCGACGAGGCCGGCGTCGATGCGCAGCACGAGGTGGGTCAGGGCGCCTTGCGGTGTGGCGCTGAGTCGGGTGACGTAGCCCGGACCGAACATCGTGCGCTGCCCGTCGGCGACCTTGACGGACACCTGGCCACTTACCTCGGGCGGGACCTGGTCGGTGAGTCCGTCGACCATGATGATGTGGTTCGAGCGGCCGGGGATCTTGCGGTTGCGGGCGGCCTCGTCGGGTACGGAGCACGGCTGGATGACCTGGTCGCAGATACGGCAGCGGTACTCGATGTGGGTGTACCCCTCGCCGCCACACGCGCCGTTGCAGGAGCCGTCGCACGGCATCGCGATGTCAGATGCCTTGAGCGTGGGTAGCCCGCCGTCCTTGGCCCAGGCGTGGTAGTGCCCGGCGACGTCGACCATTTGCCACGTCGGGTCGGGCTTGGTGGCGATCCCGCTGGAGACGTCGATCCAGTCCTGTTCCAGGCGCACAGTGCAAGGCATAGGTGGGCCGCTGTTGACGCTGACGGTCATCGGCTCGCGAGCCGCCGCGCGTACCCGATCCGCCTCGGCTGCCATCGCGCCTCGGATCGCGGTCTTAAGTGAGGGCGCGGCCACATCCAGGTTGACGACGCCGGGCATGGCGGCGCCGAGTGCGCGGAGTCGCTCGCCGGGATCGGCCGCTTGGCGCAGTGCGGCGATCTGTGCGCGGAGTACGGCGTGTTGGGCGCGCAGCGTACGAGCCAGGGCGCCGGTGGCCGGCTCGCCGGCGACGATGCCCTGATCCAGCTCGGCCTCGGCCTGGTCGAGGAGGCGGTCGACGTCGGTCACGGGTTGATCCTTTCGACGATGAGTGCGTGCTGGTCGGGGTCCCAGCCGGTGACCTGATAGCTGGCCTCGCGGCCGGACCGGTCGTTGCCGAGGTACAGGGTGCTGGCCGCGACGGTGAGCCGGTCGGGTGCGGAGTGCGCGAGCAGCCCCAGCGTGATGAGCGCCCGGTCGGGTGCCTCCTCCACGATGGTCCGCGCCTCGATGCGGGTCACGACGATGTCGCCGTGGCTGACCACGGTGGCGATGTCGTGCTCGTCTACGAGGACGCGGGGCGGCTGGCCCTGCCCGAGCTGGGCGGCCTGCTCGTACTGGGTGCGCAGCGCGTCGGTGGTTGCGTCGTCCGTCATGCCGCCTCGCTCCAGACGAGTCGGAACGGGCCGCGCACGCCGGCGTTGTGCCGCTCGGCGGCCGCCAGCGCGAGCCTGACCCGTTCCTCTGGGTCGTCGATGCCAGCGGTGGCGGCCAGGGCGCCGAGGGCGACGTCCTCGCCGCAGCCACACGCGGCGTACCCGTCGGCGGGTTCGCCGATCTGGTAGTCGCTGTCGACGACGAACAGGCGGCCGGTCACGCCGACGAGGAACTTTCCGCCGGTCTCCTGTTCGTTGTCCTT